CATCAGTTGTTATAGGTTTATTGTAAAATTTTCCAGTTCCGTTTATCCAAGAAGAACTAACTGGATATGCATAAACTGTGTACTCTTGTGGAATTTCTCTAGAATCAACTGTTTTTAATGAAAGATAATATTTTGCATTTTGAGATATTTTTCCAGAATTTACTTTTTGTTCTATATCATCCATATCAAATTTCATCAATATTCTACTGTTGTATATTTTTCCAGATCCAGATGTCCCTTCATATAAATGAGATAGTTCTACTAATTGATCTAAACCAGTATTTTGATGTTCTGTTTTTTCGTATATTGTTGCGTCTTTTTGCGCATATATTGTATAAATCATCCGAATGCCCTCACTCTACCGATAATATCATTTTGTGGATATTTTATTTCAAATATAGAAGGATCTAAAGATGGAAATATTATTCCGTCTTTTGTAGCAGCACCAATATCGTATGCATGTTGTGAATACCCAAGCGTTTGATCATATTTATTTACAATCTTAACATTAACAACAGTTTGTACACCTTCAACTTTATCTAATTCTGTAAATATATTACTTATTACTATTGGTTGATTTATTTGCCATCTTTTAATATCAAAGTAGTTTGAAATTCTATCAATACACCTTAAAATAACTTGATTGCTATTCTGATTTGGTATAGTCATTATATCAAATTCAACACCAATATTTATTACATATGCGTCTCTGATGTTTATGGCATCCGTTAAGATTCTATGATAATTTAAATATGTTTTAATATTTTCCTTTGTGGCATCATTTACAGTAGTTAAACGTTGGTCTCCGTCATATCCCAATACATAAAAATTTAAAGCCAAACCATTTTGAACACGATCACTATTGTAAACAGATTCTCTTGTTAATTGTGTATCTTTTGTGATATATGCCTTTGCAATAGAACCATATCTTGAAGGCATACTGTATGCCCTTATTATGTAATCTTCTTTTGTAACTGCACGATTTTGTGATGCAAAATAAGCAAGAGCGTTTTCTCTAATTTCATTTGGAGTTTCTTCACCCTTTGCACCTTTTGCCGGTTCTGGATTTGTAACCGCAAGACTTGATATTGATTGTTCATATAAAACAGGATCTAAACCTGTTTCATCTATCAACAATACCTTACTTATTACTCTAGTTAATGTATCACTACTTACATTATCGGATAAACCATTTCCTGTTGTATAAAAAACACTCAATGTTGTATTATTTGGTGCCAATCCATATGTTTTTGTGTATAAAAAGTTTGAAGGATCTATGTCAAATGATGTTGATCTATCTATACCAACAAGGGAACTACCAACCAAATCTGGATTTGGTATCAATTCTTCATCATCAAGGTCTGAAACACCTGCACCAAAATTTATCTCATATCTAGTATCATCTATTTGTCTTGTAGAAAACCTTCTAGCAACCTTTTTTAATTTCAATAAATACGGTGTCTCATCTCTGTATGTACTCAATTGAGTATCATTTCTTGGTATATTCAATACCGGTTCAAATATAGTATCTTGTGCTAAAAATGGAACATGATACCAAACATTATTATCAGAATCAACAGCATATAAAACTTCTATCAAATCGGATTCTTCTAAAATTACACTATCGTATGGTTTTGGATTTCCAAAATCATAATCAATTTGTTGTATTGTTCCAGATGTTGCCCTTACTGATTTTTTTAATAGGAAAAATAAGACTTCACCGTTGGTATCTACTTCAAATGGTGTAACTTCTGTTGGATCAATCGAACTACTAAATTTAAAATCAACATAATCAATTGTTCTAAATTCAGTATTCGATGTCAAATCAGTATTTCCAACAATCATATCAGGTTCGATTGCAAAGGCATAATTGTAATCCGGAACAATATTACTGCCAATTTGTATCGATGGAACTATTTGAAAAAGATCAAGTTTTACGTTTGAAGCAATTTTTCCTTTTGGTCTATATCCAAGTGATTGTGCAATATTTAATATATTTGGCTTTTCTGTTGCATGTAGTATCATAGATTCTTGTAATGTAACATCGGTATAATATGATAAAACATCACCAACATAAGCTGCCATTTCTAAAAACATCATACCAGGAGATGCTTCATTAAAGTCTTGGTATGTATTTGGAAAATAATTTTTTGTAAAATCTATAAGATTTTGCTTTAATGAAGAAAAATCCCTTGACAAATATCTTATATCTTTTTTAACTAAATCAGCCATTATTTAATGCCTCTGTGATGTTTAAGTTACCGGTTTCATCTATAAATATCTGTATTGGCAAATATATTCCAGTATCTACTATTTGTACAATTAATGATATTTTTATCGAATGGTCTCTTTCGTCTTCCTGTTCGTCTGCTAAATTTGCATCTAATCTACTAATAACCAAATATGGCATCCATTCCGTTATTGATGAACGAATTTCATTTTTTAATGAATCAAAAAATTCATCTTCCGTTGATATATTTTCAAACAATAAAGTTCTTATATCTGTTCCAAATGTTGGCAACATATATCTTTCACCCTTTGCAGTTAATAGTAAATTTTTTAAGTTTGAGTATACTTGTTCTTCATTTGTATACCCTAATTTAAAAATTCCCTTTGGATTATTGAATGGCAATAAAACACCAAGAGGTTTTGCATACTTTAAATTTGTAGCGGTGTTACTATTTGGAATTACCTTTTTTCTTCTAAAATAAGACAATGTTTATCTCCCTTTCTTTTCGTCTATTTTTTTCATAAGAGCAGAATAATCTTTTGTTAAAGCATTCATAACTTCTGATGGTATTTCTGATTTAGAATAACCTTGTGGAATTGGTGTTGAACCTCTATCGTGACCAAACCCTTCTGCCATATCAGCGGTAAAACGAAATTCATCCTCCATTTCATAACTTTCCTTCAAACTTCTTTTTGTTTCTTCTAGTAATTCTTGTATTGAACCAAATTGAGTTTTTTGTGTTTTTGGTTTAACTACTTTCTTTGGCGTCTGTGTTTCGTTATACATAGAAAGACCATGTTTCAAAGTAGAAATATCATCTTTTTTTATTTGATTTTGTGTCAATTTTTTATTAAGAGCATATTCAATTTCTTCTCTTATTATTGACCGTATTTCTTGTAAAAACTTTTTTGAATCCATATAAAATTCCATTAAATAATAACAATTCTAACATATAAATATCTATTTTACACAAATACTCACCAAACTATTGCATTTGGAAATCCTGGATATCCAGTTGGAACAACAACTTTATTATTTATTATCAAAGAAGTTGATGTTCCACTATCCAAAAATACTGCGTGTTTAACATTTCCTAAATTATACACTTTATCTCTAGGTATTATGTAATTTGTTGATTTATTGTAAATATAAACAAAAAAAGTTCCATCGTAAAAACTTCCTATTATTGTCCTTCTTGCCGGACGCTTTGCACTAATCATTTTATCTTTTAATCCATCTAATATACCAACAGGATTTACTGAAACAATATATTTTGCATTTGTAGGCACTGCTGGTTTATCTTTTAGAACGTGAAATTGATTATTTGATATGTAAGCAATATGTGGAACTGATCCCCTACCCTTTTTATAGAAAGGATCATAATGTCTATCATCTTTATACGGTCCAACCCACCAAGGATAATGATAATCAAAAAATGAACAATTTATTCCATTTTTTTTACCTGAACGTTTGATGAGTTCTGTTAATGGTATCAAATTTAATTTTCTATTCAGTCTTGATTTATCATCGTTAGGAATATCTGGCGCAAAAAATTTAATATTCTTTACTTTTAGTTTAACCAAATACTCTACACCAGGAACCAGTTCTATTACACCATCCATTATAGTTTTCCAGTAAATGACAATAAATCAAAACTATAAATATCACTCCCAAACCAAAAAGTTTGGAAATGTCTTATATCCTGGTTTTACAATCGTTTTTCCACCATAGAATAAACAAGTAGAACCTCCACTATCTAAAAATGCAGAATCTTTTATTCCTGGTAATTTTAATAGTTTTTTAACTGCATCGTATCTTGTTAAATATTGCTTCGAATCATTAGGTTTAAATATGTATACAAACATATTACCGTCATCCATATTCCCAATTATAGTCCAAGGTCTATTATCGCCACCTCTCGGTGCAATATTTTGACTACTTGCATTTGTTGCTCTAACTTTTACAGAAAATACATATTTTGAATCATTGGGAACTGGAAGATACTTTTGAGTTGCTATTTTAAAATAATTGTTGGTATCAATATATGCATAATAACCAACATCACGAGATACAGGTGTTCTCTTATATGCAGGAACACCGTCTCTTTCTACATCGGTTATAGCATCATTTTTAAATGGAGGAATGTAATGTACTCCAAATTTATTTTTACTTGCACTCAATGTATCTTCAAAATATGAACAGTTTATACCATTTACTGCATTTGCAGCTTCTAAATATTCTTCCGGGGTATACATTTTTTTCCCAACGAGTTCAGATGGTCCAGATGTTGGTATGGTTACAATATTTACTTTTGCGGGATTAATTTTTATGAAATATTCACCTGGACTTATTTGTATGTTGTCATTAACTGGCTGAGGTGCTGTGTTTATGTTTGAATTTGTAGTTGTGTTTTGTTTTGGTATAGTATTACTTTTCGACTCCATCAATCCAAGACCGTTACTCAAAGGTCCAGGATATAGAAAATATTTTTCACCTTTGCATATTGTCTGCAATCTTCTATTTATGCCTTTATCTTTGTCATGTGTAAAAATTCCATTTACAGCGTTTGCTCCTAATAAAAAATAATCAGAAGCTTTTGTCCCATTACCATCTTTTTTCTCATATCCACCATCAGTTTTGTAATATAGTTGTGCACGTGTAGCACCCAAAAGATGTGATATAGCCAAAAGACCGGCAAGTTCATCACATCTCATTGCATTTATTTTTTCTTTTGAAATTGCATTTTTTCCAGATTGCAAATATCTATAATTTAGTTTTATTAATTGTTGCATTCCAATTTCTTGTGCAATAGGGCAATTTAAATATTGAGTCAAACTACCTATTTTTAATTTTGACATTCTTCGATTATTCCAAACTTTTTTTGATTTCCAACTACCACTGGTTGTAAAAGTATCTTTAAGTGCAGTATATCTTCCAAATTGGTATCTTCCTGCATAATTGTTGTTAGAACCACCCATTATATCATATTTTGAGGTCGATTCTGATGCAGCAATTGCGGCCATAAGATTTGCAATCTGTGCAGGTGTTAATCCACCTCTACAATTATTCATTTCAACAGAATCCATTACTTTTGTTGTTGCTTGGGCACTTACACCAGGTATACAAACTGGAATTTTTAAATTGTATTTTTCTCTTAATTGTTTGCAGTTTTCTTTACTAACTTGTTCCATATCAAGTGGATTAACATAATCTTGTGATATGTATTCTGGTTCAGTTGTTTCTCCATCTAATTTAGTATCATCTTCACGTTCTGCAGAATTTGCAGTAGAACATATATTAACATCGGTAATATACGGTAATAGTTTATCGTAATATGAAGAATTTATTTTTTCAGACAGTCTTTTATCAGTTTTTGATTTTTCAATAACGCTAAAATATCTTTTAAAAATTGGAGTTGTAAATAATTTATTTGCGAATCCTGAAGATTCTCTGTATATTTCTGGTTTTGGTCCACTTTTAACCTTAGCAACTATTACAGATCCATTAACATATGTATTTGCGGTTGCTTTGGCAAATTTAGCAAAATTAGTAATTTTTACAGCAATGTGGTTTCCAGATTTAATACTCGAATCACCATCGGGAATATCAGTATTACCACCAATAGTAACTATTTTGCCGTTTTCATCCATATACAGTAAAACATCCGTATAACATAATGTTGAATTTGAAGCATGGTGAGGTACTGCAGAAATTGTAGCCATTGACCATTTTAAATTATTATTTATATGATTTACTAATTTTTTTCCCCTATCCGTTAATGTTCCATTTCTATTTATATGATAACCAATAATAAAAATTGCTATTGTAGAATCTTCTTTTTCTTCTAAATATTCTTCAGAATTTGAATATTTTGGATCCAACCAAATTTTACTTGGTTTAAATATTCTATTTTTTACACCAAGTTCTTTCATTTTAGACCAAGGCATAACTTCATTCCCAGGATGATTAACAAGTCTTCCTCTAGAAAGTATAGATCTATGATAAAAGTCTATATTTGTTCCTAATTTTTCTTGTAACGTAAATGCAGAATTTTTTAAACAATGCTCTGCGAATATACCAGACCATCTTGGATAATTTGCCCAAGAAGAATCTGGTACTTTATTTAAAGCATCAGATTCTTCTTGGGCAAATTATCCAAGA